GTCCAAAGATTACTGCTCACATCTCTAAACATAATGTTGTTCGGGTCATCGAACAAAGCTGCCATGCGAGGTGGGCGCAATAAGCCCGTCGCACTAAACGACGCATCACCCTTGGTGTAGCTGTCGCGTGTCAGCGCTGCGGCTAGTGGGGCAGGAAGCCCTAACTTATTGGTGTAGTTCATGTGTTACCATTGTTGCGATAGGTATGGGGTACGATTGGAACACATGGAAAAACGGTCTGTCAACAAAATAATTTTTGGAGTAGCGCAAAGCAAGTCTAACAGTCGGCGTCTTGTCACCTTCGGGGGTAAGCCTCGCTTCATAAAATCCAAGGCCGCTATTCAGTTTGAAAAGGATGTGAAAGCGCAGATCGGGAAGATGGACAACATGCTTGAAGGCGACCTGTCATTCCACGCAGACATCTACTACCCAACACGCAGACAGGATCTTGATCCCAGCATTCTGCTCGATGCGATGCAGGGATTGCTGTACGAAAACGACAGGCAGTTTAAACAAATCAGCAGCCGTAGATTTCTGGACAAAGAAAATCCCAGAGCAGAAGTAACTATCACGGAGATTGATCACAACGAAAATGGCCCATCGCCACAGACGGGGCAACGCCAGTGACGATGAGCCTTCCTTCGCAACAAAGGATGTCAACAAGTTGTGATGAGAAGTTGACAAGGGGATTGTGACTGTGCTTTTTTAAGAAAGCAAGAAATGCGCAAGGGGGTAAGACCGCAAGGGCGCTATACAAATTCGCGGTAATGTCCATGCTCGGCTCCGTCCGATCTGACTTTCTCTCTCCAATCTCCTTTGATGAGGGGGGTTTGGGGGGAGCGTCCTTCTCTCTCCATCCGATCTAACTATCGCAACAGAGGTAACTCTTATGAGGCCAGTGTACGAAACAAGCAAAGACCGCGAGCGCGAAAGCACTTTGGCGGGTAAAATTGCTGTGATGTGGGACATTCAAGCAAAGCCAAACCCGAAAATGTACGCCATCGACTACTCGTTTATTAACGATGCAGGAGAGGTAGAGGGGTTTGGTGAAATCAAAACAAGAACGCATCCTTTCGGTACGTTCCCAACATATATGATCAGCAGTCACAAGGTGGCAAGCGCGAAATCTCTTGCAAGTGCAACCGGATTGGATGTATTTTTAATTGTGGAGTGGTCATGCGGAACCGTGGGCTACTTGAGTATGGTGAATGCCAAACCGGATTCAATCCAATGGGGAGGCAGGAAAGATAGGGGAGATGAGCAGGACATGGAGCCTGTGAATCATTATGAAATGAGGCAGTTCCAAATCGCAACAAAGGAGCAAATTAGAAATGGCGAGTTCGACTGAATATAAATTCAACGGCAACACAATCAAGCTAAAACCAGCCGACTATGATCGGTGGGTAAGTAGCTACAAAAACATTCCAAACCTAGATGCAGTTCTGCAATCGCGTGACGATTGGCTCACATACGACGCAGAGATCAAGACCCAGCAACGCTGGTTCCTAAGCACATCAGCCTACCTTGCCAAGCAAGATGCCAAGGCTGCACTGGAGAACAGGACTGACCCTGTCGGGAGAAAGATAACTCCCGATGGCCGCGTTAGATTCAAGACGGCTCCCTAGCCTTGGACTTCTGGGATTCTCTGGCAAGCGAAGGCTTCGCCATCAATGCGCTGTCTGAGGGGCAATCAAAAATACTTTGCCCCAAGTGCAGTAGCACCCGTACAAAAAACAAACATGAGCATTGTCTGTCAATTTCTATTGACGGTGAGGGGGCGCAATGGCGTTGCCATCACTGTGATTGGACAGGAAATGTTTGGAGAAACAGCATGAATAGTAGCCCGTTTAAACGGAGCAAGCGGCCTGAAGCGGTCAAGCCAAAGGAGCCGCCGGTCATACCTGATTTGGAAAAGCCTAGCGAGGGCGTGATCAAATGGTTCAGTGACCGAGGCATCTCTCGCAAGGTTGTCGAGATGGCTGGAGTAGAGACAGGTAGCGCGTACATGAACGGAGAGAGCAAGCGAGCTATTGCGTTTGTTCATAGGGATTGCGGCGGCAAGATCATCAACGTCAAGTTCCGAAGCAATCAAAAGGAGTTTAGCCAGATCAAGAATGGAGCTAGGCTCCCCTATCTGTGGAACCTGATTGAGCCAAGCAACGATCAGTTGATTATCACCGAAGGTGAGGTGGATGCATTAACATGCATGGAGGCGGGGTACAGCAACGTCATCAGCGTACCTGACGGTGCGAGTGACAAGAAGCTGTTGTGGGTGGAGGATCTGGAAGAGGAGTTAAAGCAGTTCAAGAGGATTGTTTTGCTCACGGATGGGGATTCCGTTGGTATCGCAATGCGCAATGAGCTTGCGCGTAGGTTGGGTAGGCATAGATGTTGGCGGGTTGATTGGCCAGAGGGCTGCAAAGATCCAAACGATATGCTCGTCGGCTACGGCGCGGAGAAGTTCAAGGAGTTTGTGGATGGCGCAGAACCATGGCCGTTAAAAGCGTTGCATGAGACACGCTCATATGTGAACGATGCTTTCGCATTGCTGAATGGCGATGTGAAAACTGGTGTTAGCACAGGTATTGCCGCACTGGATCTGAACTATCGGGTGAGGGCTGGCGAGCTAAACATTATCAGCGGAGCGCCGGGGGTTGGTAAGTCAGAATTCCTAGATCAAATCTGTTTAAACCTTGCGGCAATGGAGGATTGGAGGTTTGCAGTTTGCTCGTTTGAGAACCCAGTTGACGAACACATCAACAAGTTGGCAGCTAAGTATGTCGGCAAGCCAGCGTGGGATGTGCGAAGCGGGGAGAAGATGAACCACAACGAGTGGTCAGAGGCGGTTAGTTTTATTGGCAAGCACTACTACTGGATCAGATCCGAAGACGAAGCGCCTACCGTGGAGTGGTGTTTGGAGAATGCAACCGCGTGTGTGCAGCGATACCCAAACGTGCGCGGCCTGATCCTTGATCCGTACAACGAGTTTGAACACCGTCGCCCTAGCGGGTGGACGGAAACGGAGTATGTGTCGCAGATGCTAGCCTCGCTCAAGCGTTGGGCAGCAGCAAACGAGTGCGCGATATTTCTGGTTGCCCATCCAGCGAAGCTGAGAAGGAATCAAGATGGGACGTTCCCTGTGCCAGAGCCGTATGATATTGCAGGGAGTGCCAACTTCTATAACAAGGCAGACAACATTCTGATTGTGGAAAGAGATTTCACGGAGGGATCGGATGACATCCGAGTGCATGTGAAGAAGATAAGATTCAAGCAGAGCGGTAGGGTGGGGACAGTCGATCTCAAATACAACTACGTTGACGGTAGTTATCGGACACCAACAGGGGGGTTATCGGGATGAGCGCAAAGTTTTTGAAAGCGATACGCGCACAGGATGATGCGCACAGGTTGTTTGAGAAACCAAAGGTTTACGAAAAGCGTAAGCCTTTGACGGAAGAAGAAATTGAAAGAGTGGCTAGGCTTTACAGCGAAGGCGTGACTCAGGCAGAGATTGCGCGAGCGATTAAGATTGCGCCGTCAAGTGTCTACAATGTAGTGCGTAGACACCTGCGGCGATTAGGTAGCGTTTAAACGTCAAGCATTCTTTCGATTTCCTCGATGGCCTTGTTGCGCTCATCTTGGGATTGAAGGATGCCGACCTTGTCATCGACATAATCCTTGTCACCTAGATCCTTGATTGCTTTATCCACTGCGCCCTCAAGTTTCCACTTGACCGAGTAAACATACTGACGGCTAACGCCTTCGTCTTCTGCGATGCTTGCCATGCTGCGTTCGCCTTCCCGTATGGCCAATCTTATGCGGTCAGCCCGTTCGGAGTTGCGCGTTGGCTTCTTCAAAGACAGGTACTCATCCTCTGTCATTGCGCTCAAAAGGTATGGCCGCATGGTGCTAAGGGGTACGCTGATCTCCTCTGCGATCTGCTTGAGCGTACTCCCGTTGCGCCTTAGATGTACGGCAGCGGCGATCCATGGCACACCAGACATCAGTAGTCCTCCGGCATCAGCACAGTCAGAGTCTCGTGCCCCGCATCCAAGATCAGCCACACCAGATCTTTGGCGTCGTTGTATGGGTACTGACCCATCACCATGCCGCCACGCTTCACGCTGGCTAGGTTAGTTTCCTTGTCTTCATCGCAGATGACACCCCAATCCAAGCCGTTGAATCGGCGGAGCGTTGACTCAACCCATTCGTTTAAACGCTCTGGAGTCATCGCATCAAGCAGTTGTTCCTCGGCGTTGGCAGTCATGGCAAAGTTCTGAACACCGCCTAAGATGTTGTGTGATGGCGACTGTAGTTGGAT